CCCAGAGGTAACAACCTGTCAATCGTTTATGTACAACGCGTAGTTTACGAGTATTTTTCAAATACTTGAAAACATACGAGTTGTTATGATTGAAGGTGACTGGAGAAAAATACCAATCACTTTTAGGTTGCGCCATCTTAATACCTGATGTATCAGGGTATGAAGGTGGCACCTGATGTAATACATCTGACAATAGAATTGCTTCGTTAAGAAGCATATTCAGTGTGTCAGGTATTTCATGAGGATCCCAACGGAGGATGAGTCCATTATAGAGCTTGTAGATAAATTGCAAGTAAGAGGTCCGATCGATAGATTGAGATGTACCCTCGGGACTAAAAGGGCGCACATCAATACCATGGTAGCAATCGCTACCACAGCTTTCCCTGAAGAAGGTAGAGACATTTGTTTTGTCCTCATTAAGTAGTAAGTGTATCTTTGGGAAGATATAACTTACTAAGTGATGAATTTTACGTGGATAAATTAAGTCATCCCCGTAAACGGACACAAAGGTCTTACCTCCATTCAAGTTCCCTATAGCTTTAATCAAGCTATAGAAAACAAGAGTTTGGAGGGGAAATGTGTCTCCGTCACCCATAGTTAACACACTTTGCAATTGTGTTGTAGCACCTTTGTATGAAACAAAAGGTGCGCGGCCATGCATAATAGCATGATACCACCTATTGGGAAGGATACGCATTAACAACTCACGTGATAACGAGTCAGAAGCAGAGGAGAGATCCGCTGTGACAAGGCGTCGATCACGAGAGCTCTGGACAACATATCGACGATGCTGCATTTGCAGCTTCGATAAGTTAAGCCCAGCCGCCTTCAATCGTTCCGACACCATTCTACCAATACCTTGGGTGTAATAACTACCCAAAAGTGTAGGTGGTTTGACAACTCGGAATGATTTAAAACTCTTAGGAACAAGGATCAGGGGGAGGGTATCACACACATTGTATCTGTGTTCAGATGATAATGAACCAGATATAAAGTTGCTTAGTAGATTATCAGCAACTAAATGGTTTCTAAACCATTCTATGTGTGAAGATGTTCCTGTGAGCGCACGGGATAACTTAACGTGCAAGAAGGAATCCCTAAACGGGACTCCAACACAAGAACGTTTGCCAAAACGGCAGTTTGCATGTAACTCATCACTTGAGAAATTCCCAAGTATGGAAGATGCAATCTTCCGTGCCTCTTGCAAAACTCGGTATACAATTGAGTTCATATCAAGAGGGATGCCGATCCTTTTTTGTGTTGCCATAAATTTTCCTATGGTAATACTTTCGAGATCAGCATCAGTATACATGTCACTCTCAAACCGATACCTCTTAAACAGATTCTCAAGTTGATACATCCTCTTAAATAGAGGAACAGACAAAATATTTTTGTCTGGCCAAATGTATGTTCTTGTGAACATGGAGTCTTCCTGGAAACGTTTCATTAACGTTTCGAAGACATCACCTGTAGAAGAGGAAGCAAAATCCCTCGCCAAACATAACCAAGTTTTTCTCATGATTATGTCAGTTGTTACCTTCATTTTTGCCATGGTACGTTCTCCAATGGTGAAAGTTAAGGTTTTAAGCGAGTGAACCTGTCGCCCAGAACGTGGTAACGTCCGAATCAGATAGAAACTGAGCACCCATCATATTAAGATTGAGTGCTTCAGCAGCTGTTGATTCAGGATGCACCTCACGTTCGATGCGAATCAGATTAAACACGATTTTGCCCGATGCAAGGATCTTAGGTTCAACGTAAGTTATACTCTTCTTGTCTTTAGAGTATACTCCGTCGACGCCAAGAACAGGATTCCTGTTCTTGACCGTAAGATTCTCGCGAATTCGGAAATCAGTTTGTGCTGCATTAGCAAGATGGACACCATTAGATACTGTGGTACCATCAGGAGTGAAGGTCATGTCTGACCCGGCCGTTGGTGTCATAGCGGTTGCACCGTCTTTGACAATTGCAGATTGTAGGGGCATTATTGCCTCCATTATTAAAGTTACGTATCATTATGAATACGCAACATTTCAACGCAGTTTCCCTAGGAGCTTACCAGCTCGTTGGGAAGACAGCGCTAGTGAATCGACTACGTGAAGAAAATCACGATAGTCGAGATTTACCGGCGGAATCGCCGGCAGGGTTTGGTTAACTTTGCGAACAAGCTTAGTTTCCACAATAGTCGCAGTTGACCCTGTGAAACCTGACAGTTGGAAAGTTGGTGTAGCTGTAGGGTATATCCCTTCAACTAACCGTGTCTTCGTTGTCTTCTGAGAAGTACAATTTCCGACAACTTCAACTGAAAAGCTCGGCCGAATGGCCGATAACCAAGAACTGATTCGAAAGAACCAATCGACGACAAACGAAAGAGGGATTAGTTCCCAAGCAATGCCAGGAAGATCAAAGGGTGATAATCCTAAGTCTTCTAGCTTTGACATAGAGGAACACTTCAGTTTATAGTACACAACACTAGTACTTTTATACTGAGTTACATCGCTCTTTCTAAGTGTCATACTACCGCAGTAAGGTGCAGAGCTGACATAATCTGTCAGTTCTACAACCGTACTTTGAATAGTACCCTTCTTCCGCAGCAATTTCTCAGATTTACGAAACCCTTGCTTCATAAGTTCTATGCCATCTTTGATATCACGGAGCATAGGTCGAAGACCATATCTCCATGCTAACCATAGATTGGAATATCGCTTAATGTTAGTAGGGTTACTGAGTAGTGCGCAGAATTCCCGGAGAGGGTTACTTAGGAAGTGAAGAGTTTCTTTCATTTCTCCTAAGATAACACCAACTTGCAAAGCCGCATCATTCATCTTAGCATAAGCTTTGATGATTGATTGCTCTGCAAGACCATTATTCCAAGGTGCAGAAACATTGGTAGGG